GTATTCTTGGCGTACATATTCGCCTAACTGCTTACCAAGTTTAACCCCTTTTGATGGGTTGCTGATTAATTCTCTCATTTTGCCGTCCCAATTACCTTCTGAGACGATAACTAAGTCTTTGTCTATGAAGTCATCGTATACGATTGAGTTAGATACTATAATTGGCAAATTGAACGCCCCTGCTTCAAGCACTTTAAGTGATGATTTACAATTCGAATAAGTGTCATTAATCAATGGAGCTAAGGCACAGTCTAATAAATTGTACATAATAGCGTAGTTTCTAACATCTAAACTTTCTACTCTAATATATTGGTCGGGCTTTCGAGTAAAGTCAGTTGTGAATATCTGCTCAATATAGCTCCAATAGTCTTTTGATTCCTCAGTATAACCGCCCAATAAAAGTTTGTGATTCTTATTTTTGAGTAGTTTACTAAAAGGAACATTTAGCTTTTCAATGTCTTTATGGTGATTAGCAGCACCAATCCATCCGATAGTATACTTGTCTTGTTTTTTTCTTTGTAGTTGGAATTGTGGTTGTGTAAAATCTATTCCGTTCTCTATACAAATAACCTCTGTGTCGGTTAGCTTTTGGATTTCATCTTGTAATACTGGCGACGCTGCCCAAATTACATCCGCATAGTCTATTGAGTCAAGTATTCTTTTCTTGATTAAAGGCTGTCTAATATCTTTAGAGCCACTATGCCATGATGGGAGTTCAATCCAGTCGTCTAAGTCTAAGATGATTTTAACTTTGTGGTCTTTAGCTTTCTTTAAATAGTCCTCATCATGTTTGTAATGACGATTCAATACTATTACATCAAAGTTTTTTGGGTGCATGTCTTTAGTAAAGCCATTTGTTCCAGTTATCTCTAAATCCTTATGAGTTTGGTTTAGATTGCCAAAAGGTATTTGTAAGCGATGATAACCAACGCCCGACTGAAGTTCGTTTATAAAGCAGATTCTAACCATGTTTTTAAGTTTAGTCTATATTCATTTAAAGCGTGTCTAACGCTTGTGTAAGGGATTCCTATCTCTCGGCTTAATTGCTTTGTATTTTTGCCTGATTCAATCAACTCATAAAGCAATCGAGAGTGATAAAAGTATTTATTCGTTTGCTCTCTCATGTCCTCTTTGATTCTGTTAATGATTAACGACAAATTAATCGGACTATCCTCTATTATCTCGTCAACCAATTCTATAAACTCATCAGTAAAAATCAATTCTTCTCTATTGCAATAAAGCTTTCTGAACTTTGTCCAATTCTTTGGGCTTGTTTGGTAGCGTGCTGTTTGTATAGCGTAAGGAAGTAAGTAGTCGCTGTCTATTATCTGTTGCTTTTTCTCTTCGCTAAGTTCTAATAATATGGTCATGACCTCTGACTTCAAGTCTTCGTGGTTAGCGTGTCCATACCTACGGCACATATCGTTAAATAGTTTGTTTGAGTACAAGTTCGTTATGTGCTTGTCAAAAGTCATTCAAGATGAGTGTATAACTCCTTTGGGATTCCTGCTGTATTTATAGCATACTTTATAGAATCCAATGGCACTATGACTTCGGTAATGCCATCAGACCCTACAAATTGATAAATCACATAATCCTCTTTAACGATGCGAGCTGATGCCCCATGCTTGTGAACTAACATGTCATTAAAGTAATCTATGTTTTTTATTAAATCCATTAATTAAAACAAATTTACAATTTTGTTTGCTTGTGTTTTCAACATACTTTTAAACATTGTCTTTTTCAATAGACTTTATTTTAGCTTTATAAACTTGCTTTAATTCGTTTATCTCATCAATAGAAAGCTTTAAAGGAATATGTCTTGATGACTCTAAAGCCTCGACCCTTTCAACTCCAATCTTTTCTAAAAGCCAAAATCTGTAAGCGTGGTAGTTCCCTGACTTGTTTACATTGCAATAGTTTGAACACTGTTTGTGGACATTGTCTTCATTAAATCTAAGAGCTGGGCTTTCGCTTACTGCTATATAATGGCCAGCGTCATATTTTACATTCGCTTTAGTCCGACAGCTTATACATGGCTCTTCAGCGTCTCGAAGTCTTATGTATTTATTGAATATAACTTGCAATTCTTTTAAGTGCTGAGACTTTGTCTTTAGTTTTTCCTTTGTTTCAGCTTTCTTTTTCTTGTTCTCTTTGTGCATTACGCCTCTTGAATAGTGTAACCCACACACATAAGAGCATACTACTTGTAATGGTTTAGTAGGCTCAAATGATTCCTTACATACTTTGCACTTTTTCGCCTTCATATTAATTTTAACTGATTTGTTTTATTAGCTGACTCAATCCCTCTTGCTGTATTAAATATAACTAACCCAGCTTCATAGTCTACAAGATTCCTTGCTATTTTTTGAATTGGTTGCTCACCTTTATAAAGCCTAAAATCATAATCATGAAATATAGAAAGCTCATTTACTTCGTTTTTTGTTTGACTTATTGCAAATCGCCTGTCCCCTAAATCGCTTGGTAAATTAAAGTTAGTCCAATATAAATGACGGCCTCTTTTTTGTGCTGGGATTAATGGCTCATAATATGGTATAACATTTTCAACTACAAACTTTCCAGTTTTGTAATAGTGTTGTAAAAAAAGTATTTCTTCATATAGTTTTAAATCAGGGTAAATTGCCTCAGTTTTAGTTTCATAGTTTGAGCTATTCCAATATCTTGCCCTTGAATGACTTGGGCAAGGCGGAGATGTCCAAATAAAATCAAACTCTTTATAATGGTCAAGCAAGTATTGGTGTGCGTCTGCTATAATTACTTTATCATTTGGGAATCTATCTTGATATAAACGAGCTAATTCCTCATCTAATTCAACAGCAGTAACTTCACAGTCTTCCCATTTATATCTATTACCACCCAAGCAAGCGTATAAATTTAATACTTTATAACTCATTGTTTAATTGATTTAGTTCTAAAACTCTTTGTTCAAATTTGGTATATAGGTCTTTATAAACTTTGTCAAAATCTATCCAGTCATGATGCTGTCTTATTGAGTGAATAACTGTCGCATGGTGTGGCAAAGTGTATAAGCTTCTCGAGATGTCGACCAATGCCATTGTAGTATTGTCTCTTAAGTAGTTGCAATAAGCAGTCCTGCCAGTTACTATTGGTCTATGCCTTGTCTTTGTGTCCACATCAACACCAAATACATCTAAAATAGCATTCTTAATGTTCTGAATGTTAGCTGATACTTTAGGCCTTGCATCTTTGTGAGTGTTTAATCTGTAAGTTAATCGCTTATAGTCGTTTGCTAATTTAGCATAACGCTCTTTTAGTGTCTTGTGGTGAAACTCTAACTGTCTTAATTTGAGTTTCATTTCAGTGTAGCTTTGTTGTTCTTGTCTGTTCATATTTATAATAATTTAAGTTGTTTTTTGTGTTGTTCAAATCTCTTAACGCCAGCGTCGAAATAATCCTTATCTAACTCGCAAAGGTCTAAATCAAAGTCTAAATCGTGGCACGCTATGGCTATGCTCATACTGCCTCCATGTGTATCAAGTATTTTGTCGCCTTGTTTAGCATAGTTTTTTAATAACCATTTATAAAGTTGCACGGGTTTTTGTGTTGGGTGTATTTTCCCGCCTTCTGACTTTCTATCTGACATTGTTTTGTGTATAGAATAATCAAATATTTGTGCAGGTTTTTTTAATCCCATACTAACCCAAGCATATTCGGCACTTGCAAAATTGTCTACTGTTTGTTGTTTATTCCATATACAAAAATATTCAGTTGGTGGCATTTCAAAATTATTCGCTCCCCAAACTATTTGATTTTTTGATATTCTAAATAATTCATTAAAATATTTCAAATCAGGTTTTATATCCCATTGGTTTATTTTAGCTTTTTTACATATTCGATTAGATAATTCTACTCTGTCGCCAAATCTACCTATCCCATAAGGGGGGTCTACAATAGCCAAGTCATAATACTTATCAGGAATTTTAGCCATGAAATCCATGTTGTCGCAGTTGTATAAATTTATTGTACTCATTTTATATGTCTAAAAATTTTTGTTTGCTTTTATCGAATTTTAATTTAGTAAAACCTACTTCTCCATTCCTATGTTTTAGGTAAATGATTCTCATTATAGGCGTTGTATCTATTGTCGATGGTGTTTGGTTGTCTTCTTCATGGTTATGCAATGCTATTACTATATCAGCATCCTGCTCAATCGCTCCTGATTCCCTCAAATCGCTTAGTCTCGGTTCTCCGTTTCTCTTTTCTACATCTCTGCTTAACTGAGCCAATGCAATTACTGGGACATCTAACTCTTTTGCAATAGCTTTAAAAGTTCTACTTATTGTACTTATCTCTTGTTCACGATTCCCTTTGCCGTAAACAGTTAATAGTTGTAAGTAGTCTACAAATATAGCCTTAATGCCGTATTTTTTCTTAGCCTTTCTCGCTTTTTCTTTAAAATCTAAAAGGTTGAGCGATGGCGTATCGTCAATATATAAAGGTAAATTGAAGTTAGTTTTTAGAATCTGATTCCAGTTGCCTT